GGGCATGGTTGCGGGAGAATGTCCCGGGCGTCCAGGCACTCGAGGACGCCACGGGCGGGCCGTGGGCGACGGTGGACCCGGCATCGCTCGAGCTCGAGGGGACGGCCCAGAAAGTCGGGGCGACCGCGGAGCAAGTCGGCGAGTTCTTCATACCTGGGGTTGTCGGGCCGAAGATCGCAAAGAGGGTGCCAGCAGTCGTCCGAGCCGGCCAGCGCGCCTATGAGGGACTGTCTGCCGGCGGCATCACGCTGGCGCAGGGCGGCACGATCCCAGAGGCGGCCGCCTCGGCTGGCCTGGCTGCCGTCGTCCCAGAGGTGGGCCGGTTAGCCAGCAGGGTGGCGAGACCCGTGCGGGAGAGCGCCGAGAGGAGTATGGCGCAATCGCTGGCGGCTAACACCAACGCGGCGAAAGCCGAAGCCGCAGAGCTCGCCCCCCAAATGTTAGAGCGTGGCGTGGGTGGGACCCAGGGGGGCCTGTTCCGCCGATCCGAGCAGATGGTGGAGCGCATCGGGTCGCAGATCGGGGCCACAGTCGAGACGGCAAGGGCAGCGGGGACGACAGTCGCCACGGCCCCGCTCGTAGCCGCGATGCGTCAGTCTCGGCTGGCATCCCAGGGCGGAGTGGGTCTTCCCGACGTCCTCCCCGGCACTGAGCAAATTGTCAGGACGCTCGAAAGGCTCGAGGAGTTCCTGGTCAAGTTTGGAGACACCATTTCTATTGAGAAAGCGCAGGCGATCAAGCAGGGGTGGGCGCAGATCGTGAGCAAGTCTGGGCTGTATGGAGCCAAGGCCGACGCTGCCCCGACAGACCTGGCTACCGCCTGGGCGTATCGTGAGGGCGCCGCAGCGATGCGGAGAGCGGTCGGGGGGGCAAGCCCCACGCTCGACAAGCTCAACAAGGAGTTTGGTTTCTGGAAGGGGCTCGAGGACGTGCTAGGGGCCACCATTCTGCGGACGCAGGCGCAGGGCCCAGGGCTGACCCAGGCGATCACGGGCTCCGGCGGCGGCGTCATCGTCGGCGCGGCCACGCAAGATGTGGGGCTCGGGCTCCTCGGGTACGCCGTTACGGCGAGCGTGACGAGGCTTCTTCGGTCGCCCATATTCAGGAATAAGGTGTCGGGGCCCATGAAGAATGCGCTCGCTGACGCACTGGCCTCCGGAGACCGGGGGCGCGTATTGCAATCTATCGCGACTATCACATCCGCCTTCCCGTCTATTCTTGGGCGTGCCGGGCGAGAGCAGCAGAGGTAGGGCACATACATGTCAGGCACCCTCACACCCACACCGTTCCAGACCGTGCTCGACGCGACAGGCGTGGCCGTGTCTGGGGCCAAGATATACGTTTATACGGCAGGCACCACAACGGCGGCTTCGACGTACACCACCGCAGCGCTGTCGGCGGCCAACACGAACCCGATTGTCGCGGATAGCTCGGGCCGGTATACCGCGTACCTGCCGGCGGGCGCGAACTTGAAGTTCATCTATAAGACGTCGGGCGATGTCACGATCCGGGAACAAGACAATGTGTTGAGTGTGCCGGGGTCGTCGGTCAACCTCGACGTGACAGGCACGGTCGGCGAGGCCGTGACAGCTGGGCAGGTGCTCTATATGAGTTCTGGCGGGGAAGCGTCCCCGCTGACGAAGGGATTGTGGTATCTCACCGACTCTGATGCGACCCCGACTTCGACGTTGCCCCAGAGCGTGGGGATGGCGATTAGTGCTATTGCGATCAATACGGCAGGGACTATTCGACTGGCGGGAGAGGCGACGACTGCCGGATCGGTTGTGGTTGGCTCGACGTATTACGTGGGCGCAACGCCTGGCGCAATCGTGGCCTCGGCTCCTACCAATTCGCGTGTAGTGGGGGTGGCGAATACGACCTCGACACTGATTCTGGCAGCGACCGCGGCGGTCGTAGCGGCGATCCCCAACCCGATTCAACAAGATCTGCTCTTTACCGACGGGACGTATGACATCGGCAAATCGGGTGCGTCTCGGCCACGCGATGGCTTTTTCAGCCGAAATGGGGTGATCGGGGGCACGCTAGGGATTACCGGTGCGACGACGCTTTCTGGCGGCCTGAACACCCCGCTCGTGGCGGCGCAAGGCGGCACGGGTGTCGCGTCTCTTACGTCTGCGAATGTCATCATCGGCGCTGGGACGGGGAATGTGACGTTTGTCGCTCCTTCTACGTCAGGCAATGTCCTCACGTCAAATGGCTCTGCGTGGACCTCGGCCGCCCCCGGCGGTAACGACTTTTTGCAAATTGAAGTAATGGTGAACTGATGGCAAATGCGACAGCACTTATCCCGTTCAGCGGCAGCACTCAAGGGCAAGGTGTCAAGGTCGTCGCGACTTCGACGGCTGGGACGCTGATCCACACGACCGGCACCAGCGCCACGATCATCGACCGTCTGTCGATTTGGGCCTACAACGGGCACTCGGCGGATGTCGTGTTGACGATTGAGTTCGGCGGGGCCACGGTGCCTGACCAAAATATCGTGCAGACAATTACGACCAAGACAGGGCTCACGTTAGTCGTTGATGGCCTGATTTTGCTGGGGAATGGATCGGCAGCCCTGACGGTCAAAGGCTTCGCCGCAACAGGGAACGTGATCGTCCTATCTGGCTATGTGATGCGGGTAACCCCATGAAGTCTGGGATAAGCGCGAACCAACTCTGGACACAACAGCCCGTCGGGTCGAGGCTCGTTGAAGTCCAAACCAAGACGGGATTCAGCCTGACAGCGGGGTCGTACAGTGTCCTGCCTAGCAATCAGCAAAGAGGCTCGGCAGGCACGGTCGGCAATCTGAATACTGATGTGACCATTTCAAGCGTGACCATGAACAGGGCGAACGCGTATTGGAGTGGCACGACCGGATTCGACAGTAGCGCAACCTCGGGGGCGATCTGGCATCGGGTTGAACTCCAGGCTGCGACTAATGTGCGCCTGATCAAGGGCACCACGGCTAATTACACGGCGACCTGCGCGTTTGCACTGACCGAGTTTATTGCCTGATGCGGTGTATGCGACACCTGACGTTTTTTCGTGCCGAAGACGGCCAATGGCTTGGGGAGTGGCAGGGAGAGGTGCCTGCGCCTCCGATCAACGTGTTATCGCTCGTGGGCGACCAGCGCACGCTCGCGTTGAATGCGTGGCTCCAGGAGACGCAACGGGTTATTACGCCGAATGGATCGCCGTATCAGATGATTGACGAGGCATGGGATCGGGATGCCTGGGACGACTGCCCAGAGCATGGTGCCGTCTGCGTCGATACCACACACTTTCGATGGCCGGTAGGCGATCACTGTTTCCATCAATGGAACACGATTGACCAGGGGATTGAATACCCCGATTCGCGGCACTATCTCCAAATCGACACTCATCATCGCGTGATCGAAGCAAACCAGACAAGCTCTCGTCCGGTGCGTTCGTCGTTGACGCAACCGGACACGATGGTTCTTGATGTCACGGGCTCGGGACTAGAGCAGTTTCACGGCAGTTTGCTTGGGCCGCTGGACCGTCAAGGTGAGCGTCGATGGGTGCTGCGAGATGCGCCTCCACATTTATCCGATGGCATCCAGCATGAGCTGGACGCTCACGGCACGACCGTAGATCGTGCACTAGGACATCAGAATGCTGATTGCTGAAACTCAGACCGCGAACCTTACCTGCTATGCCATCTGGAGCGGCGGGGCCGACGAAATGCCGATCCCGCCGGATGCGTCCTACACGTTTATCAATATCACCGGTGAAGATGTCCAGATCGGCGACGTGTATGACCCTGGGACCCAAACGTGGTCCACGCCCTGACATGGACGACATGAGCATGGTGATGGCAGTACTGCTCCCTGGCGCAGCAGGGGTGGCGTGGCTGGTCACGCTCCACCAGCGCGTACGGGCGCACTCCGAGCAATTGCAGGAAGTGAAGGCCGACCTGCGATATATCCGCGAGCGGATCGACCGTGCCGTCAACAACAGCTGATGGCCCGCGTCACATGTAAGCCATCGGTGAGATTTAAGGGCTTCACCCGTGGGCTCATTCGCATTCTCGTCGCGGTGCAACGGGTAGCCGAGCGCACGCGCATGGCCCAGGTGGTCATCACCAGCGCCAACGACGGCAAGCATAGCCAGAGACCACGGTCGCGACACTATACCAACGAGGCCATCGACCTCCGGTCGCGCAATTTCAGGACGGCCGCGGCGCGGGACCGCTTCCTGGCGCGACTTCGGGAGGAACTCGGCAGCCGGTTTTACGTGGCGTATGAATCGCACGGCAAGCCCAACGCGCACATACATGTACAGCCTCGGCGGGGAACGGTGTGGCGGGGCGGGCTCTGCGGGGCGCGGCGGGAGCCACTGGCGTGACGCCGTGGCGGGCATGGAAACTCTACCGGGCGACGCGGCGTCTGCTCGGGATCATCAAGGAGGCGAGCGTGAGTAAAAGTATCCTCAAGAGCAAGATATTCTGGGTGAATGTCCTGAGCGCCGCGGCCGAGCTGGCGGGCATCATTCCGTTGCCGGCCGGCACCACGGTCATCGTGGTCAACATCTTGAACATCGCGCTGCGCTTCGTGACGACCGGGCCCACGCACCTGGTGCGTCCGGCCGAATAGGCCGGCCACGTTTTCGCGCAGACCTGGCAAAACCACTGCCCTCCGATGCGCTCGAGGAGCCGGTCCTCGTGGCAGTAGGGGCACCTCATTCGCAGGACCAGATGTCGGTCTGCCGCCGCAGCCCGGTCGGGAAGGGTGTGCCTGGGGTGGCCGTGGTGAAGCTGCGCTCATGGATGCGGACGTGGTTGGTGGGCTGGATCGTGAGCCGCCCGTTGTCCAACGCCACGAAGGTGAACTCTTTCGCCTGGTCCGGGGCTGCGCTGAAGCCGTCCCCAAGGGGCGCGACGGAGAAGAGGTAGCGTCCGGGCAGGATGCGCCCATTGGTGCGGGCCTCCACGTCTAGCTCCGCGAGATAGCGGTACTGCACCGCCGAGAAGTCATAGCCGTAACAGTCCCAGCGTTGCGCGTCCTTCGACGTCCAGACGGGCTCGGGGAGCGGCCCCGTGGCGAGGGCATGGGGTGGCAGGTTGCGGTAGCACGCGCCGCTCTCCAGCACGACCGTACACCCCCACATGCGCCCTGGATGGGCGACCAGACCATACCAGACGGCCGGAAGCCACCCCTGCGGCTCCTCATGCGTAAACACGCTGTCCACGAAGACGTACTGATGACTGGGCAGCTCCCCGATGCCGGAGGACTGGCTCATGGCTCCAGTGGCCGTGCCGGCGTCTGCCCCGTGTGTGCCGCGGCAGACTGTGCCGCAGCCTGCGCCGTAAACCCGGCGCGGGGCCGGTCGAGCCACCAGCTATGTGTGGCTGGCTGCGGTTTCACGAGCGGACGCCACCCCCCGACGCCGTATGACGCGGGGCGCGTGGCCTTACCCTTCGGCGTGGACATGGTGATAGTGTCCAGCCACCTGCCAGAGCACTCGATACTTAAAGCGACGGAGATGCGTGGCGAGGCCGTCGAGGTCCGACGAATGGAAGTCCAGCGCCCGGTCCTGATAGTGCAGCGAGTTTGCCACATGCTCATGGTCATTGGCCGAGACGAGGCGCAGGCTGTTGCCCGTGCGCGTGGCCCAGGCGGCCGCCGTGTGAAACATCGGATGGAGGCGGGTGGCCATCGTTACGGGGAGCCGAAGCCCTCGAATACCGACCTCGGCTCCTGCGTAGGGGGGACGAGATATCCCTGCGTACTGAGCAAGATATGCACAGACTCCAGTGACTGCGCCTGACGCAGCAGTAGCTCGTTTAGCCTCGCCGTCCGCTTGGTTTCCTGATGTGCCATCAGCCCGATAACGGCTCCGGCCAGGATCCACGGTAGGACG